GCATCCAAGACGGAAGTTTCAAACCTCGAAGCATTGGTTGTTCATGACGGTACCACGGCGTACATCACATCATATGGTGCGACCAACACAGGATCCAATGACCTTATTAATTTAACGGCGGCCGTCAGTGGTTCAAATGTTGTGGTAAGTGCAACTGGTAACGAACCAAATCTGAGAGTCACTGCATACAGGATTCTACTAGCAGACGATGAGTCAGGATCTACAGGAGATAATGTCAATGTGGTTGCCGCAACCACGGTTAGTTCAACTGCGACAACAGTTGACTCGTTTGTGAACTCTGCATACACAGGTGCGTTCTATGTGTTCACAGGTTACAACGCCACAGAGGAAGCGGCCAGTGCCACTGAGGTAATGGTTGTGTCAAATGATAATGCATACATAAGCACAGGTCCCACAATTTCCACAAAAGGCACGGATCAATTAACTTTCTCTGCTACACAGTCTGGATCAACAGTCACAGTAAAAGCGGCTTCAACGTCGGGTGCGAGCACGACTGTGAACGGTTACAGGGTACACATGTTGAGGGGGTCAGCAGGTGCATCAACGGCAGACACGGTGCTGGTATCAACAACACAGACCATTTCAGGTGCAAAAACATTCAGCAGTCCAATTGCATTGACTGTGGGAAGTGACCCTTCTACTGCTACTAACAATGCACACATCTACGCCAAGGACGAATCATCCAGTGCAGAAGTGTTTGTGAGAGACGAAGCGGGCAACGTTACTAAAATATCTCCTCACAACGAACAAGGTGAATGGGAATACTTCTCGAGGAATACCAAAACTGGCAAGACTGTGAGGGTGAACATGGAAGAGATGATCCGTGATATTGAGAAACTTACAGGCAAAAGATACATCAAAGATTTTTAAACAATCAAATCTAATATAGTCTGTAACTTACCTTTTATACTTTTATTGTTAAGTGTATTTTTGAGGCCCATGTGCAAATTCTTAGGCCAACATTCAAACGCACACCAGCAGTATCCTGAATGTTCATCATTCAGTTTAGGTAAAAATTCTGTGTCGATGGCTATGAGATATGTATGGAAGAAGAACTTCTGATCGTTTGAAGTGAACATCTCCAATGGAATAACCTTCTTGAACTTGGGCAAACTGCCCGTCTCTTCCTCTATCTCACGTTTCAATCCCTCGAATGCACTTTCTGAGAATTTGCTTTTGCCGCCAACTAATCCCCACATGCCTTGTGTCTTACGATCAGTCCTTTGTAAAAACAGAAAACGTTTGGTACTTGTTGCGTAGAACAGTGCACCTGAACAGACTATATTATCTTTCATGCTTTATTATAACAACTATGGTGTAGTAGCGTCAAGGCTTGAGTTGTATCCTGGGTCTGCTCCGCCGTCTAAGACAATGCTCCAATTACCTTGTGTGTACACACCCTCGTATGATTTGACCCATTCTGTGCCATTGAACCTGTACTGTATTCCTGTGTTTAGGTTGGTAACATAGTGTTGTGTTGAATCTGGATTGGAGGCGTCAAAGGCTATGTTCCATTTTGATGTTGAACTGTTGTATTCTATGATGTCGCCAACGCTGGCTACTAAACTACCCCAAGTGGCACTCTGGAAACTGGCTGTACTATCTCCCACATCATTTATGACCAAGTATCTGTCACCATTAGCAGGTGTGCCTGGATCGAATGTTGCTGGATTTATTATCTTCTTGACCGCTGTAAGAGAATTGCTTGGTATTGTGTCCGAATCTATTGTGTACAATAAAATTGTGTCGTCCAGCGTTGATGTTGCTATTGTGCCTATTATCTCGTTTCCGTTTGGTTGTGTCAATCTTATCTGTGATGTACCGTTTGTAACCTTGCCATACTGATCTAAAAGAACTTTCCAGTTAACCGCTGGTCCAAATGTTTCAAAAGGATCATAACTGTTAGGCTCGTTGGCGCCAGTCGCGAATCCATCTCCACCCGATTTGACGTTTGTGCCCGTTGATCCTAATAGTCGTAGTTGATTACCTGTGACTAACAATCCAAAGTTGTTTGGTGTTATGTAACTTCTCGACATTAGTTCTCCGTCTATTAATCCTTTTGCAATACCACCGTCATCGTCATACATACTCATTATAATTTTTTGTATAACACCTAGTTTCTTGACTTTCACTGGTGGTGATAACCATATGGGCATAGAAAAAGTCATTGATGCCACATCTATTTCTGAATCTGCTCCTACAGGTATTGTTCTCGAACTAAATGTAGTTCCTGTCAATTCAACATAACTCAAACTAGTCCAATCAATGTAGTTGTCTGTTTTCTGTATTTCAAAATCTGGATTAAACAGATACAATATCTGTTCCATAATTTGTAATTTTTGGTCTGTGTTTGATGAGAAAATATCTGCTGTAACTTCTAACCTAAACGGCGAAGGCATCACTTTCTCAATAGTGTAACCAGCACCCATCTCGTTGGTGTAGTTTCCATCTGAATCTATGCCTCTTTCTCGTAAATGTTGCTTTTCAATATGATAAGGATTTTGCATTCTTTCCCTGTCATAATTCAGTTCTCGCACATAACAAGCAATCTTTGGTGCATAGTTAAGTGCATTCTCACTGTTATTCCTGATGATGTTTGCAACCTGTCTTGTTGGGTCTCCGTAAACAACAGGAACTGCTCTTAACTGTACTGTATTATCCTTACCTTTTCCTGTTTCCACAGAAAAATTACTTAAAATCCTAATGAATTGAGTGAGAAATTTTCTTACCTGTCCTTCGTAAAAGTGTAGCATTAATTGTCAGCCTTTGGTTTGAGTGCATTTGTCAGTGACTGTCTTTGTGTTACTGTTAAACCGTTTATTGTTGATTCTGTAGAATTGTTTACGAAACTTGTTTTGTAGTTTCCTCTAGAATCATTGTTCGTTGTAGTTATCCTCACACTATCTTCAATTTTTACCCATCTGTTGCCATCATATCTAAACAACCTGTTAGGCAAGTAATCTGTTCTCAAGAAATAATCGCCTTTATCAACTTGCGTAGTTGGAAAAGTGATACCAAAACCTGCTGGATTTCCGTTCGGTGAAACTCCGTCTCCGTCAAGATAGAATCCGTAATGCGAACTTGCTGGTGTATCTATCGTGGCATTGACTGTCCTTGACTGACTTGCCCTTTGTGATGTAGTGTTAACATTTGCTGTTCTTACATTACCTCTCTCATCGATTGGTGCAACGTAGTATTGTTTGTAATTAAATCCTGCCTTAGGAGCGTCTGCTTCAGCCTGTGCCACAATTTGATCGTTAATTGTTTTCTCCCTGTTGTACGTGCTCATGTAACTTGCAACCGATCCTGTTGTAGTTGCATCGCCTATGATGTCTTTGAATTCTTGAGAATCTACTAACGTCTTCATTTTTAATCTAAGTAGATGAGGCCACCACGTCTGCGAAAATCCTTCCGCGGCCCTGTTAACATCTTCAACAACGTAATATCTTTTCAATGCTATAGGTACAGATTCGTCTAGGCTATAATCTTCCTTCATGTGAGGGAATTCGATAACATCACCTGACATTGGTTTCCTGCCAATTCTTTCTACAATGTCATTTAAATGCACTGTAAGAAATAACGTATCGTTCTGTAAAAACATTCCAAATTGTGAAAGATTAAAGTCTGCGTCCTGAACATTGTATATGCCTCTCACAACATAAACATCAGCATCGTATTTCCTGTCTCTGTTCTCTAAAAATAATAGGTCCTGTATGGTTCGCTCGTTAAGACTATCTCCAGAATAATTGGGTTGTGTTGGAGAAGCGTTTCCGTCCTTTTGTAATTCTCCCTGATTGTATGGACCTACGTATTTGTGGAAGTGTAGGTCGGTTCCTCCCACTTGAAACATCTCTTTGATGTTGCGATCGAAGAACTTGTAGTCATTGCCCTTTTCAGGCTTAAAAATGGATAATCTTGGCATATCATACATATTTATTGCACAGGCAATGACTATAAATATGAGTATGTCAGAACTACAAACAGGACAACAAGAAATTTTCGATTACGTCAAGAACAATCTCGGTGACGGGATGATTGACGTTGAATTAGACCCAAAACACTACCAAACGGCACTGGAAAGAGCCGTGAACAAATTCCGACAGCGATCTTCAAACGCAGTTGAAGAATCGTATGCTTTCCTTGAACTAAAGAAAAATCAGAACAGTTATATCCTACCAGATGAGATCATAAACGTGAGGAATCTGAACAGGAGAACAGTTGGTTCAAGAACAGAAGGCGGAGAAGGCGGTACATTATTTGAACCATTTAACTTGGCATACACAAACACCTATCTTCTAAGGGCAGGAGCAACAGGTGGCCTAGCAACCTACTAT